GAACACGCGTTCCACGACACCTGAAACAACCCCGCCTCTGACGTGTCGGCGGAGAAGTTGCGCGCGCTTCGATCGCGGCCCTCACAATGCTTGCCCGATGACTCACGCATGCCGAGCCCGAGCAACACGACGAAGACGCACGTCAGCGCCTCAATGCCGCCGCCGTTCGGGTCAGCCTCGATGTTCTGAAGCTCACGCCTGAACCATTGCAGCGTGTCCATCGTTGGGTTCTTGGCGTGCTGCACAGTGATGGCACGCCCAACATCTGTATCTAGTTCGCCAATTAACTTAGCGAACGAAAGGGCCATGCCTTTGATGTATCCGATCGGAGCCTTGCCCCTGTTCTTCCACATGTACGAAGCGATCTCCGACGACTCCGCCGCCTGAATTATCAGCTCTTCGTCGCTCATGCGTTGTGGCGCCTTCTGTAGTACCTGATCAGGCGCTGGTTGCCCGCGCAAAACCCGCCACGTGTACGGTCCGACCTTCCCATCCGCTACAAGGCCGTGGGCCTTTTGAAACGCCGCGACGGCCTTACGTGTCTCTTCGCCAAAGTCTCCGTCTTGCTCGAGGCCGAGCAAACGCTGCAACTCTTTCACATCGTCGCCGTCGTCACCCTTCGAAAGAACAGGGTCTTTCGACAGCACTTCACCAGACGTCGACGGCGCCCAACCTGAAAGGTCAAAGGGCTTCTCGTCATCGAATAGCGCCTTGTCCCGCACGAGGGAGAAGTGTACGTGATGATCATGTGGGTTGGGACCCTTGTAAGGGATCCACGACCACGGCAACTTCGTGTGCCCGTAGTTCGCCAGCACGAACTCCGTATTGCCAGCGATGCGGTGGTTGGAGATGATGTAACGAATGCGCCTGTCGCGTTGTTCAAGGAAGTAATCGGCAAGCGAGTACGAGTCTACACCACCTGCTGGATCGTGTGAGATGTCGATCGCCGTAAAGACTCCCGTATCACCATCCATCACGTGCGGTTCATGATCGGAGTTCGGGTTCATCTTGTGATGTTGAGCGCTGGCGCGAATGCCGTCGCTCGATTTGTCACGCTTAGGTGCGAGCGCATCGATCTGATCACGTAGCACATGCAGTGCCTTCGCGTCCCTAACCTTGTCGGGCCAACGCATTGACCCCTTAGGCCGTGCCATTGTGTACTCCTTATGAAAGGTAGGCGGGACCGACCCGGAGGCTCAAGGTCAAGCCGGCCCCGCCCGTTACCCGTGCCGCGAGGTAAGCACGGGGATCATGGAAACTGAATACCGCCAGCACCAGCGTTCTCTGATTGCTGCTCCGACGTACCTTGCACCGAACCGCTGCCCTCTTGCACAGCATCTTGAATTATGAGTGTATTGAGTTCCTGATACAGCGCCTCGTTATTCGGATCAGCTTCGAGCGCCTTGCGTGCTTGCTCGATACGCGTCTCCAAGTCCTCCGGCTGCGGCACAGGATCAAACATGCGATTGATCAACTCACTAGCCTGTCCACCCTCGATCTGTCTCTCGATGTTTGTGCGCCAACCGAACTGCCTGTATGTGTTCACATCGAGTTGTGGGTTCTCGAGGTCGCAACGCGTCGTGTACCCACGGCGGCTATAGTTGTGCTCGGCTTCAACGATCGTATAGGTACCGTCAACGCCTGGCCTAGCGCCAATGATCACGACGCGCCCTTGAAACTTGGCGTTCGGGTTACCATTCATCATCACCCAACCCGTACCGCGTCTGTTCGTACTGTCAGCGCCCGCGCCCCCGCTCGCGTTGTCGCCTGTTTGTTTGTTTGGTGCAGCGCCGGGCGATTGTGTCGTTGCGCTCGAGTTGCCGAACGGCAAACTACCAGCGATGCTCTTCACAGAGTCGAACCACGACCCTTGCGTCAAGCGAAAGAAGTCCATCTTCGCCTGCCCATATTGCGGTCGAGCAACGAAGGGCTTGATACGCCACGCTATTAGGTTGACGCCCCACTCTGCTTCGACCGTTGGGTTCCATTGCTCGCCCTTCCCGATCAACATCGCGACACCATTCGCGATACGCAAATGAGCGCCGACGTGATTAGCAACGGCACGCCCCCACCCCATCAACGATCCGTTGATGTGCCAATTCTTTTGCATCACCCCCTCAAGGCCTGGCGAGACCACACCGCCGAGGCCGGCAGCACCCGCCACTTGCCCGAACACGCTCGACAACGACTCCTCTGACTTGCCGTCACCAAAACTATTGAACTGTTTTGACTTAATGTCCCCCGTCATGATCTCAGACTTTGCATCGATCCACAAGCGACGCCCACCACCACGACGCGAGAACCCTGACTCGGCACTATCGACAAACCCTTGGAACACGAACGGTGATTGTGACTCCCATGCCAATTGGAACGCACCGCTACCTCCGTCGAATGGAGGTGTGTCAGGCAGGAATGGCCCCTGCCCATCCCAACCCATTTCGATCGACACAGGCGTACCATCGGCAGGAATAGCAAGCTCTGCATTACGATCGTCTAGCTCGAGGTGCGCCTCGGGGAATCCATCGCTCTTGTCGATCACACGCACCGAGATGAGGTATGGCTTCAAGATGTTCGTCACGTCCTGCCCGTCGACGTTGACAGTGCAGAACGCCTTGCGATGGAGGTGTTCGGGTGCTGCCATGTTACTTGCTCAACAAACTGACGAACGTTTCCTTCGGCTTCTCCTCAGTGAACTTGATCACTTGACGCTGTTCAGGACGCCCAGCGAGGAGCGCGTAGTTCAAAGGAATGCGCACTTGCGTGCCGATAGGAATGAAAGGCGACTCTCGGTTCATTTCGGCAAGGTGTGGGTTGTCGTCGAGCATCTGCTCCACAACGCGCATCTTGTTTGTGACAACCCTATACCGCCGCCAGACGATCAGGTCGACGGTGATGAAGTCGCCTTCAACTGTAACAAGGTCGTATGCGTCGACTTTCATCAGTCGTAATTCCTCACCGTGATCATCCCTGGATGGTTTTGCGGCCACCCATTGAGATGGCCCTTTTCGTGCCTGATCATGCACTCATACGATTGGTTCGCGTAGAGCATCCACTTGATCGCTGGCACAGGTAAGTTGATCACATTGCCACCGACGACAGCATACGGCCTGGGCCACCACCCATACTTGATCGTATACTTTTGTTTTGGTTCGTGGTCGAACTCTTTCGGTGGTAAGAAACACATACCCATGGTTGCCTCCTTATGGTGCGATCGCTCCCCAAAAGGCTGGGAAGTAAACGTTAGGATCATCGATGACGGGCACGCGCTGAAACGTCACCTCGAACTCGATCTGCTGCCCAATGCCATCGAAGAAGATGTTCGTATGCGCGCGCGTCAATCGCTCGATAACGAACCAGCCCAAATTCCAACCGTCGCCACGAATGAGGATGTGCGCCTGACCCAAGCGCCGCATGTTGTCCATCACGTCAAGGTGTCCGAGGCCGCCTGATGTCCTGTTGTCGTCATCAGGATTGATCGGGTCGGCACCTGGTTGCGGAACGAGGCCAAACTTTGAGCGCTGCCGAGCGTGATTGACGAAGAAGCGGGGGAACACGCGCCCGCGGAAGTGCACCTCTTCGTCGTTCTCACCGACCCATTCGCGATAGATCGCCGCGCCAGCGATTTCCTTCCTGGCCCAATCAGTGCCCGTCACGTGCTGCAGTTCATGGATGTTGAGGGGGTACGTTTCGAATGGTATCGCACCCCAACTGTAGAGGACGAAGCCGGGCATCAGGCAGCTCCAATGTCAGAGTAAGAGTTCCATCGTGCTTCACGTACCTCACGATCGGCCTCACGTCGCATCGATGCTCGACCGAATTGTGTAGCACCTCCAAGATCCATGTTGACCTTGATAGGCTTCTCTAGTTCAGCGCGCGCGGCTTGTGCCGCACCAACGCTTTCATCATCAGCCGCCGATTGCTTGCCGAACTGCTTTGAGCCCTCGAGGTTTTGAATGGGGGCTCCACGTAACGCACCACCTTCTTCCTTCGAGGTGTCCTTGGCGCGGTCCGCCTCGCCCATGTTCTTACGAGCATCGCCGAGAGGGCCGAGGTTTTCAACAGCGGAAGCGGTGACACCTGAGTCACGATCGCTCTTCAACCTAAACTTGTCGAGCTTCTCCTGCTCTCCGGTCTTGCTGTAAAACAGTTCTCCGCCGCGAGCTGGGTCTCCGTACCATTGCCCACCGTATCGAGCATAGGCTCTACGCCCTACTCCCAATGATGCGTTGTGCGTGTAAGCACCACCTCCGCCCGCCATAACGTTCCTGAGCGTACCCTGCCTGAACGCGTCGATCTCTTGCTGTGAAACGTTGCCGAGCCTACTCGTCGTCGAGCGCGGGTAATAACCGTTGAAGACACGGTTTCGCAACGTGGCGTTCTTTTCGATCAGCGTGCGGTTCATGTGACCAGCGAGAAGCCTTTCGGCCTTCGCACCCGACACCGAACCAACCTCCGCCTTCGTCAACCCAGCGAGCATAGCAACGTTTCGATCATCCAATTGACCAGCTAGACTCGAACGATCGATCTCGCCCGCCTTCATAGCAGTGACGGTATCACGCATGCTACTGCGCGCGATCTGATCCTGCCGTTCTTCGTGTCGACGCAACGTGCCGAGCACGCCACCGCCGCCACCCGCAGCACCGCTACCACCAGACGGTTGACCCGCTGCTACCTGTGTCTCGCCTGCCGTGAGAGGTCCCATTGCTGACAGGTGCGGAGCGAGACGTCCACGCTCGCCGCCGATGTCGTAATGCATCAAATCGGCTTCACGCGGGTTGCGACCTGACGTACCAAACGAACCACCCCAAGCGAGGCGTCCTTTCAACTCAGGATACCGTGCGAGCATTTCAGTGTATGCAGCGCGACCGAGGTAACCATACATGCCAGTTGTGTCTGGTCCGCGATTGCGTATCGCTTTGCCATCAGGGCCAATGATCTGCACGTCCATCGCGTTGTGTCGACGATGTTGTGAACCAGGGCTACCGTGCGTCGGGCTATGACCCGACGTGACCTGAACTTTGTAGCCTTCAGGCAGGTGCCGCGACGCTGAAGTCATGATCTCTTGGAGCCGTGGGTCAACGCCACGCAACTCTCTTACAGCACGCTCGTCTCGAGGCTCGATGCGGCCCTCTTTGTTCGTCGTGAATAATTCAGCACCGCGCTCGCCTGTAACGTAGTGTCGACCGGGCTTGACATCGCCACCTGTCTGCCGCGCTGGTACGGTCAGAGGCTTCATGAAACCGCCTCTGATAGCATCTTCTACCGTCGTCGGGGCTTCCGCCGGGCTCGTTGGTACCCGCTCGCCTGGAGGGGGAGGAGGAGGGGTTTGATCGCCAAGATGGCCCATGGGCGCGGCAACGTCAGCACCGCCTCCCGTACCTTCACGCGACGGACCAGCGTACCCACCTTCGCCACCGCCACCGCCTGCCCTACTGCCGGGCTCACCGACAAACCCACCCTTGTCTGACAGTTCCTGAAGGCGATCGTTTAAGATGTGAATCTCGTCAGTCAGCATCGCGAGTTCGGTCGTGTTCTTCGACACCTCGCGTTCACTACCCGCTGAGATACCACCCGACATGCCCGGCGTGAACAATTCAGGGCCACGCTCACCAACGAGGTAACGCTGCCCGGCAGTGACAGGGCCCCCTGTTGCACGTCGTCCTGATATTGGGCCGTGATGCGCGGGTGCGGCAGGTGCAGTTGCCTCGGGTGCAGCGTTCGCTGGGTTATTACGATCGAGGAATTGCCAGATTGAGTCAGCCCACGAACCACGTCGCACACTCATACCGAGCGCGCCACCAACAGCGCTACCTACACCTGGTTGACCAGGTTGTGCAGCACCCGGTTGACCAGGTGCGTTTTGCATCTGTTGAATACGTTCCAATGGAGTTTTATCAAACCAACTCTTGAGAGTTTCCAGCAACCCTGTAACACGGGAAATCTCTTCACCTAGTTTCTCTAAGTCCTTAGCGAACTTGATCAACCCCGTATCTGCGCCGAGCTTCGCGAGCGTTTCACCGATCGTGTCGCGCAAATTTTCGAATGCTGCTTCAAGCGTTTCGATCGAGTGGAGAGGCTGTTCCTCCAACGTCGTGACAGCATTACCGACATCGCCTGACGCGCGCTCAACTTCCTGTGCTCCGTCGAAGACGTCATCAAAGGAACGTCTCAACGCACGCAACGCCATGCCTGCCGCACCGCGTCCGCCGCCGCCGAATAGGCGCATGATGCCCGCTTCACCACCGAGCGCTCGAGAGCGCCGGTCAATGAGGGCCATCAACCCTTCCCACGTTTCACGCGCGCCCATACCCGACGCCTTCGCGCCCTCGAAATAGTTCGTCAGCGTGTTCTCGTTGTTCGTGAGCGCCTTCGACACTGACGGATCAGCGAGCTTGGCATACAATTGCCCAACACCCATCGCCGCCTGTTCGCTTGTCGCACCCATCTCCTTCATCTTGCCGATAAGGCTGAGCGTGACAGCAACGCCTTCCTCACCCGTCATGCCGATGCGCTGTGCCTGATCACCGATACGACCAAGCGACGGGATCAACGTTTGCGCCTCGAGTTTGTAGTCCTTCGTGGCGCGCATCATCATGTCATTGAGATGCTCGATACGATCGGCTGAGATCCCAAAGGTGTTGATAATGCCAGCGTTGACTTTGGCAAGCTCCGCTGGCGCGATGCCCATCGCCTTAGCGCCGCGAGCGATAGCCTCGTAGTGAGCCTTCGTTTCCTCCAGCGTCATCCCAGCGTACTCGCGGAGGACGTTGAAGCCCTTGATGCTCTCGCGCGTACTCATGCCGAGTTCGTGGCTCAACTTCTGAAACCACGGCAACAGGGCCCTCACTTCACCAGTCGTACGACCAGCGTCGATCGCCATGCGCGCCATCACATCGCGCGTCTCAGCAAACCCAAGGAACGAATGCCGCAGCGTCTCTTCAACTGCGGCAAGCCCAAGGAAGCGACTAGCGAGGTGATGCGCTCCCTCGTCAAGTGTATGCATCGCCGCTGTCGCACCACCTAGTGCGTGCGTGATCCTATTGATGTGACCAGGGCCGCTGCCACCAAGGTTGCTTATGGCCCTGCCAGCACGCTCAGACGACTTCTCAACATCACCCAAGCCCTTAGCCGTTTCTCCAGTGGCGCGTTTCATCGCCTCCTGGAATCGTTTGATCCCGGCTTCGTCGCCTATAGCCTTGAGTCGTACTAAGACGTCTTCGGCTTGAATTGCCATGCTACTCGTCGACGTTCAACGGGTCGACGTTCCCTGGTTGCAGGATATTCGAGGCCAGCCTTTCGGAGGTCTCCTCGTCCGTTGGGATGTTCGGTGGCTCAGGCTGTTCTACGCGCTCAGGCCACTGTCCATCATTCATCACCTGTTTCATTTCGATCGGTAGGATCTGAACGAAGTTTTCGAAGACGCGGTCAGCGTCAGGGTAACGCAATTGGCGAAGTAGGTCTGGCAGAGCAGGCTTGCCATTGACCGACGTGAGTTCAACCATGAAGTCGAACCATTCCTTGTACTCGCCCTTCTTCCACTTGAGCGTGTGATCGAACACGATTGGACCGAGCGTGATTGCCTCGACCTTCATACCTCGCCAGTCGAACGGCATAAGAAGTTCGACGACGCGCGCGCCTGAGCGCGTCGCCGTAATGCTGCCTACCATATGAGCCTCCAACTAGTCTTACAGCGCAGTGCCAGGGATCGCCAGGATCGTGTTCATCTCGGCAGTCAGCGGCACGCCGCCTGAACGGAATTCCGACGTGAAGAAGTCAACGTAATAGATCTCCTCCGGCTCCGCTCCGACAACCTCTTGCAGGTACAGCTCATAGTGGATGATCGACTTGAGGCTGTACTCGTGATGCATCAGGTCGCCCTTGCGGAAGTTCGTCGGGTTGACACGACCAAGGCGCCCGTAGAAGATCGCGATTGCTCGCAATGCTTCCGACGTGTGCCGATTGCGCACGAGCCCGTAGGCCGTGAACTGTTGCATGTTCGCCGCTTGCTGACCGAAGTACGCCATCACATCGGGGTTCCAACCAGCGAGGTTGAACGTTGCCTCGAGCTTGTTGACGTACATCGGGATCTCGATTTGCAACATCGCACCACCAGCGGTGTGGTCGACGTTGTTCTCCTCGAGCGTCGGCAACTTCAATTCGCTGATCTCGAGGTGGGTTGAAATACCAGGCGAGGCCGCATCACCTGCGTTACCGCAGATCATGTTCACGGCTTCCATGGTAAGGACTGCTGCGGGCATGAGTCATGCT